GAGCGTGGACTTAAAGGTGAGATTGCTGAAGACTTTATTTCTGGTTTGAAACAGTTGTTTGAAGATCATTACATTGACGTTCCAGACGAAAAGTATGATGTTCTTGAAGCACAATCTGAGAAAATTGCTGAACTGGAAGAGCAGTTAAATGGTATTATGGAACAAAACATTGAAATGAAAACTGCAAACTCCGAATTAGTTCGGGAACAGGTCATTTCAGAGGCTGCCTCTGATTTGTCTGACACACAGTTTGAGAAGTTTAAGTCACTCACAGAAGAGATTGATTTTAGTGATCAAGACACATTCCGTGAGAAGTTGGGCACTCTGAAGGAAAGTTATTTCCCGAAAGTGAGTTCCAGTGAGACTTATGACAATGATGATGATAACTATGGTAGCGCCGAACAGGACATTGATACGACTGACGCAATGAAGGCGTATATGTCTGCTATTGGTCGTACAGAAAAACGTATCAAAGGCGCTGTTTAAATTATAAACATAATAAATAGATGTAATAATTAATAAAGGAGAAACAAATGTTTCAAACAGAACATCTACAAGAAAAGTGGTCGCCGGTCCTCCAACATCCTGATCTTCCTCAGATTGAAGATTCGTATCGTCGGGCTGTTACCACGGTAATTCTTGAGAACCAAGAAGCTGCTCTTAAAGAAGACGCTGCTTTCCTTTCGGAAAGTGTTCCAACAGGCAACACATCCGGTGTATCGAACTGGGACCCAATTTTGATCTCACTAGTTCGCCGTGCGATGCCTAATCTCATTGCTTATGATATCTGTGGTGTCCAGCCAATGACTGGTCCCACGGGTCTTATCTTTGCGATGCGTGCTCGTCACTTGTCGATGGACGGTGAAGAAGCATTGGTCGATGAGACAACTGGTGCGGCCGCTAACGGCTTCTCTGGTGACTTCTCGAACCAGAACGCTGCTGGTACAATCGGTGGTGGAGACATTGGTGCGAGTGAAAGCAACCCTGCCGTTCTTAACGACAGTCCTACTGCTGGAACTTACACATTCGCAACTGGTATGACAACTGCTGAAGCTGAAGCGCTTGGTGATAGTGCTACAAACGCTTTTGCTGAGATGTCATTCAGCATTGACAAGTCAACGGTTACGGCGGTTTCCCGTGCTCTGAAAGCTGAGTATTCGATGGAACTTGCTCAAGACCTCAAGGCTATCCACGGTTTGGATGCTGAAACAGAACTCGCTAACATTCTTTCGACAGAAATTCTTGCTGAAATCAACCGTGAGGTTGTTCGCTCGATTTACAAGACTGCTGAAAAGGGTGCGTCGATTAACACAACGACAGCCGGTATCTTCGACTTGGACACAGACTCCAATGGTCGTTGGTCGGTTGAGAAGTTCAAAGGTCTGATGTTCGCTATCGAAAGAGATGCGAATGCGATTGGTCAGAGGACTCGTCGTGGTAAAGGTAACATGCTGATTGTGTCGGCTGACGTTGCTTCTGCCCTTCAGATGGCTGGTGTGCTTGATTACACGCCTGCTCTCAACAACAACCTCAATGTCGATGACACACAGACAACATTTGCTGGTGTCATGAATGGTCGTTACAAGGTTTACGTTGATCCGTATGCTGCTAACGTAGCTGCTTCGCAATACTACGTTGTCGGTTATAAGGGAACTTCACCTTATGACGCCGGACTGTTCTACTGCCCATACGTTCCTCTCCAGATGGTTCGTGCGGTTGGTGAGAACAGCTTCCAGCCTAAGATCGGGTTCAAGACTCGTTACGGCATGGCAGCTAACCCATTTGCGGTTGCTGGTGCAGAAGCTGCAAATACTGCAGCGACGATTGCGCTCACAGCAAATGCGAATGCTTACTATCGTCGGGTTAAAGTTACAAACCTTATGTAAGAATAAGAAACTTGACTGCAAAACTAGAGGGGGTCTTCGGACCTCCTCTTTTTTTTATTATAAATAATAGTATGGCGGCACTAGATAGACAACCTGATAAATTAGATTACCTAAGTCCTACTCAATTTCGTTTTGGTATACATCAGTTACCGAAAGTGCAATTCTTTACGACTTCAGTAAATATTCCTGGCATTAACATGGGAGAAGCTCTTTTCCCCACACCATTCAAAGATATCCCTATCATGGGTGATAAATTAACTTATGAGAATCTAGAGATAAGTTTTATCGTTGATGAGTTTTTAGAAAATTATCAATCTTTGCACGAATGGCTAACCGCAATTGGTTTCCCTAAAAATAGAAAACAGTTTGGTGATTTTAGATCAAATACATCTAACACTCCCAGTGGTGCGGTCAATCCCTCAGCAGATAGAGTTGGGTCACCAACATCTACATCTGCACTTTTTTCTGATGCAAACTTAATTATTTTATCAAATAAAAATAATCCGTTATTGTCAGTTGATTTTCATAATCTATATCCTGTTGCACTAGGTGCATTACAGTTTAACAATGACGCATCAGATGTCGAATATATAATTGCAACTGCTACATTTTCATATCAGATATACGAGTTCACAAGCATAAGTAGCACTGCATCATAATGGAGATTAAATGGACAAGTTAAGTGAGTTACAGGCGGAAGCCAAAGAAGACCTTGTAATATTAGATGATGAAGACCTACACCAACAATCTTATAAAAATCAAGTTATAAAACCAAAATGGTTGGATTACAAAACCAAGTATAAACTTCTCATGTTTCAGTGCAAGGCTGATCATAAACGTCTGTATAGAGAGAAGTGGGAATACTATGGTGGTAAAGCAGACGCAAAAGTGTATGCTGCGAAACCATTTGATCTCAAAGTTTTGAAAAATGATCTTCAGATGTACATTAATTCTGATGATGACATTATTGAGATTGAGAAAAAAATAGTATATTACGAAGCTATAGTTGAATTTATTGACGGTGTTATAAAGTCTATAGATAATAGAGGTTGGGATATTCGTAACGCTCAAGATTGGAAAAAGTTCTTGGCCGGAGGATACTGATGTTAACAACAATTGCCAAAGAGGTTTTGAAAGATGTTTCATATTGGATTAGTTACTATGAAGATATAGTTCCAAATGAATTATGTGACAGTGTAACAAAATATCCTTGGTCTTGGAACGCATCAAAATATGAAAATGATAGTGGTGTGGTGGAGAACAGTAAAGAAAGAGTTAAGATGGACGAGGTTTGGGTTGAAGAGTTAAACCGGCCTTATCCAGATTTAAAGAAATCAGTTTTAAAAGTGGTGGACTACTATGCAAAAGAACATGAAAGATTTGCTTGTATACATCATACCAATTTTCGTATTAATAGGTATGGGGTCGGCGGTTTTATGTCCTCACATGTTGACAACATACACCACTCTCATGGTCAATCATATGGTTATCCACAGTGCTCGATACTCTTGTTTTTAAATGATGATTATGAAGGTGGGCAGTTTGTCGTTGCAGATAAAGAGTATGAAACAAAAAAAGGTTCAGCTATAGTTTTCCCATCTAATTTTATGTTTCCTCATGAAGTAAAAGAAGTTACTAGCGGTGAAAGATGGAGTGTTGTGACATGGGTGATGTAAAAACATGGAAGTGTTTTCCTACATCTATTCATGAGGTCAAGATGAACATTAGCGGTCATGACCAAATGCAGATGAGGAGTTATATTGAAAGAGGTGTGAAAGATGATACTCTACACACAATCTCTTACTTTAGATCATTAGTTAATAGTATTACAGAGGTAACCAAAAAAATACTTGATGGTGGTGGATATGAGTTTGACGAAATTGAGATGACTAATATGTGGGGTAACGTATTAAAAGAGGGACAAACTCATCCACCTCACACACATTCTAACAATACGCTATCTGGTGTTTATTATTTGAAAGGAGGCTCTCCAATACAGTTTTTTGACCCCAGACCAGCAGCAAATATTTTAAAACCAAGAAACACACCAAACTGGGACAACTCTGGAATGCTACAATTCAACTCTGTTGTGGACACTGCATTTATTTTCCCATCATGGTTAATGCATTGGGTTCCTTCTACTCCGAATGAACGAATAAGCATTGCATGGAATATATTAGTTAGAGGTCATTATGGTGAACCTCACACATTACAAAATGCGTATATCTAAAAAGAATGAAGTATATTTAAAAATAACAGATATTGAGCCGTCACTTGCAGCAGAGGTGAATGATTTTTTTACCTTTGAAGTTCCAGGCTTTAAATATATGCCTGCATACAAAAATAAAACATGGGATGGTAAAATACGACTGTATAACATTGTCACAGGTGAAATCTACATGGGACTGTTACCCTATATAGAAGAGTATCTACAAAATAATGGTGAACTATATGAATTGGAAGAAGGACTCAGAAGTGAAAGAGAGGTGGCCAGAAGTGTGGTGCAAGGGTTTATACGAGGACTTAGACCCACCCTTAATGGACGAAGAATTAAAGTACGAGATTATCAGATTGATGCCATTGCCCATGCTATTGCCACAAATCGTTCTCTGCTTATTTCTCCTACTGCTTCCGGCAAGTCGTTAATAATATATTGTCTTGTTCGATACTACCAGATGATGGAACTAAAAACTTTGATACTGGTTCCAACAACATCACTTGTCGAACAGATGTACAAAGATTTTGAGGATTATGGTTGGAGCTCTGGGACATACTGTCAAAAAATATATCAAGGTTATGACAGAAAAGTTCAAAAGGATGTGGTCATATCAACTTGGCAATCCTTGCACAGAATGCCAAGACCATACTTTCGACAGTTTGGTGCGGTGTTTGGTGATGAAGCTCATTTATTTAAAGCAAAATCTCTGACAGGTATTATGACAAAACTTGATACTTGCAAGTATCGTTTTGGTTTGACAGGCACGTTAGATGGAACACAAACACACAGATTGGTGTTAGAGGGTTTATTTGGAAAAGCAAGATATGTCGTCACAACAAAAGAGTTGATAGATAATAAAACATTATCAAATTTAAAAATTAACTGCATCGTTCTAAAATATCCTGATGAGGATAGACAAATAGTAAAGGAGTTCGATTATGGAGCCGAATTGGAATTTATCGTCACAAAGAAGGAAAGGAATATATTCCTTTGCAATCTTGTGGGCCATTGCAATGGTAATACCCTCTGTTTATTTCAGTTTGTAGAAAAGCATGGAGAGCCATTATACAATATCATAAATGATAAATATAAAGACAGAAAGGTTTTTTTCGTGTACGGTGGTGTCAGCACAGATACCAGAGAAGAGATACGAGAAATAGTAGAAAATGAAACAGATGCAATCATTGTTGCGAGCTACGGGACGTTCAGCACTGGCATTAACATTCGGAATATTGATAATATCGTGTTCGCAAGCCCCTCAAAAAGCAAAATCAGAGTGCTTCAGTCCCTTGGGCGTGGTTTGCGAGTTGGAGACAAAAGCAAAAGTCTCAGAGTCTTTGACATCTCCGATGATCTTACCAGTGCCGGGGGTAGGATCAATTTTACGTTGAGACACTTTCAACAACGTCTAAATATTTATGATGAACAAAAGTTCGATTATAAGATAGATAAGGTAAAATTAAAATGAACGTAGAAAACTACAAGATTTTAAAACTAAGTAATAAAGAAATGATTATCTGTGAGATGAGCAGTGAAACTTCTGAATATTACGAAGTCATGAACCCATTGAAAATGGATGTTATGCCAAAATTAAATAAAGAGGGCCACATTGACGAGGTTTTGAACTTGAAGCCATATATGCAACATCTCACTGAGCAAAGATACGTCACCATAAACAAAGGTCACTGTATTTTAATCGTAGATGCTTCAGTTGGACTATCAAAGTATTACGAACATGTAATTAGAAAAATAGACGAGGAATGGGACGAGGAAGAATCTCTATCTTCAGAGGCAGATGAATATGATGAACTGTTAATGGAAGCTGAAACAGACTCTAAACTTATTCATTGACCCAGGCACATACTTAATGTACCTAGTTTTTTTGCGAATGTCAATACTCCTTTTGAATTAAATGGGTATTGACATTTTACATATAATTAGTTATTATCTATTATATGATTGGAGATATAAATGGCAAAGAAAAAAAGTGTCCACTATGTAGATAATAAAAAATTCCTGCAAGCTATGATTGATTGGCGTGAGACTTGGCCCGATGAAGAAAATATTCCTCCCGTAACAAATTATATCGGTGAGTGTTTTCTGAAAATAGCAACACACTTGTCCTACCGGCCTAACTTTATTAATTATACTTACAGAGATGAAATGATTTCAGATGGGATTGAAAACTGTTTGCAATATGTCAAAAACTTCAATCCAGAAAAATCTAAAAATCCTTTTGCGTATTTTACGCAAATCATCTACTATGCTTTCCTTAGAAGGATTGCGAAAGAAAAGAAACAAAGTCATATAAAAAATAAAATGATTGAACGAGAAGCTTATAACTCATTTACGACTATGGAAGGTGATAGTAATACATATCAAGTTGATAGCATTGATTTGGTTGCTTTCTTACCAGACGAGGACGTTTATAAACCTAAGAAAAAACAGTCTGCAAAGAAAAAAGGACTAGAGGTTTTTATGGAGAAAGAAGATTGAAAATAGCTCTAATCACCGACACACATTTTGGGGCAAGAAACGACAATCTAAACTTTAACGAGTATTTCTATAAGTTTTACGAGGAACTATTTTTTCCGTATTTGGAAGAAAATGATATTACAACAGTCATACATCTTGGCGATGTAATGGATAGAAGAAAGTTCATCTCTTATAGAATTGCAAAAGATTTTCGTGAGCGATTTCTTGACAGGTTCCCAAAAATCAACTTGCATATGTTGGTTGGTAATCACGATACTTATTATAAGAATA